TGCTCAGCCAAGCCAGAGAGAGCCTGCAAGCGTTTAGCCTGAGACGTATCTACACCTGTTGGCGTAAACCTGCCGTAGTATTCAATGCGCTTCTGAGCCATTACTTGTAGCTTTCCTTATCAAATAGACCAAGCTCGCCAGCCCTTGACGCACCACTAAGTAGCGTACTTGCCGCCTGAATGCCTGCTATTTGAGTTGCTTGTCTAGCTTGTCGTTCTAATGACGCCCTTCGTAGGCGTTCTGATAGGTCAATAGTCATCTCGCTAAGACCTGCTTGTCGTGCGCTTTCCAATGCCAGACTCGCTGGCGTACCTTCCCCACTAATTCCTGCTGTTGAGAGTGCCGCGACGTTGGCCGCTAATGCCCGGTTTAGCTCTTGGCGTCGGGCTAACTCTTGGCTTTGAGCCGCTAGTTCTTCCTGCTTGGCCTGCTCTTTGAGTGCCGCTTTCTGAGCCTTACCAGCTTGAACCTGACCGTAGGCCGACACTGCCGCGCTTGTTGCCGCTAATATTGCAAATATTGGGAGAGCCATCAGTTACCTTCGACCTCGTATTCAATCATCTGTATGTGCATGGGTGTAGGATCAGGACAAGTAATCGTCGGTATGACCTCTCTACCCCAGCCGTTAATATCGTAAACATCCTCTATTATGCCACTTACCGGCGTAATAGGCTCAGGAGTTAATGGAGACGTAGCACCCGCAGGACCGAATGCCCGGATAGGTACAGGAATGCCGTCGATATAGATACCAGAAGACTCATAAACACGTACGTTCATCCGTACGATTTTCTTTAGCCGCATCTGGTTCTGGCCTGATCCGATGTTTGTGTTCAGTGGCATGGGCTTGATAGTAGGAACAAACAACAAGCCCACCTCATAATCGCCGGAATACTCTTCGTTAGCGTCTAAGGTTATCTGTCCAGAAGATACTGAACGGGGATCTAATACATAGTTCTCGGTCTCGACAAGAACTTGCACCTCTTTCGCCTCAAGATGGCTCAGGCCGGTTATGTTGGAGCCAGTGCGAGCCTTCTTGGTTGAGCAATCGAGCATATAGTCAAAGTCCCAACGCTCAACAAACAGCCTAGTCACTAGGTTTATCGTGCGCTCTACTGAAATATAAAGCTCATCATCGACAACGCAGACGCTCTTGATATCGCCGTCAGTGTTCCATCTGGTATATCCGTTGATATCCTGACTTCTCAACGTATTCAGAATGGTCGCCGACCCGTCACTGTTTACGATAAACAGCCAGTTAGCGTCATCACTCGCAGTACCCGCTAGGAGCGCCATATCGACCGGCTGGTTGATCAAATGTGAGGCCAGTACCGACCTATCATCGGTGGTATAAGCGTCCTCGTTGAACGAATACAGGAAGCTCAGGATGGACTTTCCGTGTCGGTCCACAAATAGGGTCGAGCCGTCTACGTCTTGAACCTCAACCTTGTTCGCGCCGTGTGAAGTCTGTGGCTGAATGTTAATACTGGACGGGGTAACGGGTCTGCTGGTTACTGCAAATTCCGCGCCAGAAGTAAATATCTGCAAGTTACGACCGGGGTACACGTCAACAATGTCATTCAGCTTGCGTGAAGAGATAGTGGCAAAGATCGCCTCATCGTCATCGCCGTCATCAATATCAAAGTCGAAGAACGATGCCGTCTTGGACATGAAGATTGATTGAGGCTTGGACTCAGTGCCGCCTAATACTAAGCGACCCTCATAAAAACAAATGCTGTTGGGATATCCACGGGTAGCAGACCAGACATCCTCTTTTCTGGGCGATCCGTCAGCGCTCTTTACAAACGAAACCGTATTGGTTGCATCGCCCTCAGTAAAATAACCAGAAAACAACTCGAAGTTTTTTGTCGATTCGCCTGATATTGTGATCGTGTATTGCAATGCGCCTGTTCTTGCTACGGATACACCCGTCTCGCCAAAGACTGGCATCTCTTGCAGATTCTTTTGAATGTTGAAGACAGTTGATGCTTGCTCATCTGCCGTACCGTCACCCGCAAATGTAATGTTCTTGGACTGGATTGACTCAATATCAACTTGGAATCTGTCGCCTTTTGCCAAGCTACTGCCGCCCAGCGTCAGCACTTGCACGTCATCCACAGGGGTTGGGCTTTGGTCGTCGTCAAAATCGTACTGAGGGACATTGGTAAATGGGATGTTGTCGATTAGCCAATCATCATCCGTACCAAGGTTTACCAAGCGCATTGGCGCAAAGTCGCCGACGACAAGCATGACGTTCTCAACCTGAGCCACACGGATATTTTCTATCTGAGCCGATGTCAGACCGCTATATGTTGGCTTTATATCTGCAACTCTTGTATTTGGAGTGCGATAAATGCGGATGTTGTCTCGCGTAAACTCAACCAAGTAATGACGATCATCTTCCACGCTCATATCTACTAGGCGGGGAGTGCTTAAAATCGCAGACTCTTGGTATAGCGAAAGCCCTGCAAGTGTTACCGTAGCGGCACCCAAGTCAGTCGAGCCAATACGCGCCAAACGCCAGTATCTAGCTGTCTGATCAACCAATAATCGAAAGTTTTGCGGGTTAGAACCAAGCAATGGTACGGATGCGGCGTCTGTATATGTCACATCATCCGTTGAATACTGAATTTTAAATTGAGAGCTTGTGCCGCTAGATAGGCTGATCTGCCTTAAGTCCACAAACTCAATTGCCTGTGCCGATAGCAAATCCATTTTTGCCACGATATAAGGGTTGGTTGTGCTTATGCCTGTGGTGGTCGATGTCGTTGTAGCGTCGTTGCCATCATTCAATACAGTCGTTGTGCCGCCATTGGGCATCGTGTACGTGGGCGACATCTTTGAAATGCCTTTAACACACTCGCCGATAAACTCAGTGCCGGGACGACGACGCATACCGCCTTGAGGAACAATCACAACATTATCGGCAGTCTCAACCGCCTGATAATACTGGTTGATATCAATGCGGCCCTTTAGCAGTGGCGATAGTTCACCGCTTACAAAGCTCGATTGTATGAATCGCGTCTTAGCCATTGCGCGTCACTTTTATAAAGAAGTCATCGGTCTGAAGAGTGCAGTTTTTATCTGCCTTCGCTTTGAACTGCGCGGCAGACGTTCTTGTATCTTCATCTCTTATCGGGAACGAGGTGTATCGGGTAGCCTCAAATGTGCCTGCGAACTGAAAATTCTGTGTAGTAATAAACGGCACCTTGTATTGATTCAGGCCAGAACCAAGATACAGGTCCAATTCGATTTCTGTGTTGTTGTTGGTAGTTGTAGGTTGGACAATAATCCGAATTTCAACCGTATCGCCTACCGATAATTGACTAAAATCAAAAGAGCTTGTCCCCGCGTTCCACAAATTAGTCACGCCCAACGGAAGATAGTCGTTAGTGGTAGTTGTGCCCAATGCGTCATTCGGAACTACCGTTAGAACGCCGGCAGTCAGAGTTAGCGTCGAAGCCCTTGAGTCGTCATATACAGCATAGCCCGCACTCGTAATCCCGGTTCGCCCTACCGTGACAGACTTCTTGCTAACAGCCGTCACCAAAACCTTATAAACCACAGTCGTGTTGATGACGTGGATCACATCATTTACTTGAAATTTTGTAGACGCATCATTGAAATAGTTTGCGGCAGTAACCGTCGCCTGATTGTCCTCAGTGTAGTAGGTATAAATCCTTGGTGCTGGAGATGCTCCGCCAACGTGTGAAAGGGTCTCGTTATCAAACGCCATTAGAACCTCACATTAGTGAACGGGTTGCTTCGTAGTTGCTCCGTTGGGTACTGCTGAGAGTCCGTATATCGCGCCATACGGGACGCATTTACATAAGCCGCCGCCATCTCACCCCTTGCCGCAGAGCTATCTCTAATGCTCGCCGCGAAGTCCATAGCCAATGCGTACTCGATCATCTTTGCGAAGTACACAGGCCACTCATCTTCAGTGACGTTTGCAATGTAGTCAGCGTACAAGGCTTGGGTAGAGTTGCTGTATACCTTGTCACCATAGATCTGATAGTTGGAATCAGGGGTGACAGTGATCAAAAACAGCAGGTCAGTGGGTAGCTGGTAGATGCTTCTCCAGCCATTGGGGTCAACCGGGGTATCCGTCAGCAGAGATATCTGTGCCTTCTTACGTGCAAAGCCCCAACGATGCTTCGTTAGCTCGTTCTGGACTATATTGTCGTAAAGATTGTTGGCTACCGTCTCGCGCCGTGATCCACCAGTCAGTGAATTAATCGGAGTATCCCCGATCAGAATAAGCGCATTGCTAATTAAGTCGATCTTACTCGCCATAACTCACCTGAAAATAGAATGGCCCCCGAAGGGGCCGAGGAACTTAGGCGTCGCCGAGTGCAGTTCCGGAAGCACAGTCGATTGTGGTGCCGTCATTAGTCTTCACAAAAGTGATAGTGACAGCCGCCGCATCCGAATCGCTTACGAAAATGATGTCGTTGACTTCGAGTTCATTGATTGCTGGCAGGAAGTAATCCGAGCCAGTAACAGTGGCGATTGAATCAGTAGACGCGTATGCGTAAACCTTCTGAGCATCGCCCATACCGCCAATGCGTGAGAGCTTAGTGTAATCAAATGCCATGACTTAGTTCTCCTTACGCAGTCTTGTCGTATTGAACTTTAACGAGACCACCCTCGTCACGTACAACAGAGCCAGCCTTCAACATACCGTTTGAAAGCCAAGCTGTACGCTCGGGAATCCAGTTAATTTCGGTCTTCATGTCGATGCCGATAGCAAGGCCAACAGCTGGACGCTGGAAGAACCAAGAGTCAACAACATTCGCCGCTTCAGTCAAACCACCCTCAGTACGAGTTTCGATCACCATGAACTGGAAACCAACAAGTGTGTTGACTTCGCCAGATACGAGTGCCTTGATGTTTTGATAGTCGCTAGAAGTTGCCTTCTCGTCGTTCAACAATCCGCCCAAACCGCCTGCTTCGATAACAGCAAACAACTCAGAAGATGGAACACCTTGATCGCGAAGCTCAACCTGAGCGTCGATAACCTTAGCCATTGTCAAGTTGGTGCCACCAGCCGCAACTGTAGTAGTCAGCGGAGTAGAGGCATCCATCGCGTCAATGACAAGCTGGTCACAACGACGGCCAAGAGCGCCAGCGATAGTGTTCGCAAGCTCTTGCTTCTCGTCAAAGTTTACTTCCTGCTGGTCAAAGATGTCGGTGTACTCAGGAGCGTTCCAGTTTGCGAGAGTCGCATTCTTGAACTCGTGAGTAACGTCCATTGGAGTGACGAGGTCAGAAGTAGATTTTTGGTTAGCCAAGCCCTTACCCATACGGCGGAACTTGTAGATGTCGCCCACAACATTATTGCGGACAGTGACAGCTGGCTTGAGAACGCCCATACCTTGGTATGCTTGCTTCACCATGCTGTCAAACTCTTGTACGGCAACTGCCGAAAGATTCTTTGACATGATTCAGTCTCCTCGTTGTCAAAGTTGATAACAATGATTTAGAGGTTTTGGACTGAGTACCCGATAGCCGGTCAGTCTTTCAACCTAAACTATCGGGCCTTAGAAAAGGGGTATCCGATGTCGCGATGATACCACTATTTGTTAGTGTTAGCCAAACGTCTGCGTGTAAGGTTTGTCACCACCAAACTCTTTCATCATGCGCTGAATCTTGCGCTCGTGGTTGATGTCAACAGAGCGAAGCAGATTGCCGTTCTCATCCTTGCGGAACATCTCTGCCTCAATGTCTGCCCACTCAAGTCCACCGGGTTCGATGTGTCCATCAATCGGTAGTTTTGCGGGTGCCGTTGACTTGATCAGCGCCTCGATCAGTTGAACAGACTCAGCACTGTTCACAGCATAGCGAAGCTCTTCGTATGTATCCGAATCGAGATTGTTCTTCATGTACTGCTCAACAACTTTGATGCGCTCAACAGCATTGTCGCCCAGCTTTGCCATCTCAGCCTCAACAGAGACCTCTTCAATGGCTTGCTCTTGTGCTGTCAGTAGCTCCCATGCCTGATTCAATGCAGACTGAGACATATTGGTGCTGTTGCCAAACTCTACAAGCTCGCCCCACAGTGCATCATCGGACTCAACACCATCATAAAGTGCGTATCCGTCTTTCGGTGCGCCAGTGAATCCACCAAACTTTTTCTCAAGCTCGGTGTATGCCTTCGCTTGCTCTGCGACTGACTTGTATTTGTCGGCTTTGTACCACTCGGGTTGATCGCCAACGCCTTTGATACCATCACTCAGAAAGTATTCGCCCTCGCCCAACGTGGGTTCAGCGGCATCTACTAATGATGTCAGGGTATCGTTACTCTCTACGGCCTGTTCTTCCATGATTATCTCCAAGGATAGT